TATATATACAGGTGTTTTCGCATATAGAGAAAAGTTTGAAGAATCGTCATCTGTCCTCTGTTCGTCTGTTCGTCTGTTACATTTGAAACTAATTCAAACACGCGTTTGAGACCAAAGTAGTGATTTTCCGACGTGTTTGGTACAGTCCGCGCCATGGCATCCGAGCATGACATCCAACCCATAAAGGCTTCGCTAGTCGCAGACCTGGTGGGACTCATCAACATCAACTTGGCCGACCTACTGTCGATCAAGGCGATTGCATGCCCGACGTGCGACGGCGCTTGTCAGGTGGGCACGATGCAGGATGAGACCTTGACCACCTGTGCTACCTGCGGCGGCGTGGGGGCGGTCGAGCAGTTTGTCTTCGATATGCCGATGCTGAAGTCGATCCGGTTCGGCCGATTGATCGAGGGCTGGGACGTCAAACAGGGCCAAATCGTCCCCAAGATGCGCAGTAAAACCGCTGCCTACGCCACGTTGGTCAAGCTGTTGGGCTTCGACAAGGCTGTGCTGGAAATCGCCAACGGTGCCGATTTCGCCGAATCGCTGTCCGAAGCCCAACGTGCCGCATACGTGGAGCAGCTGAAAGAGCTAGCCGCAGCGGGCGCGCTTGATCAGATGGGTAAGCGCGCATGAGTACGTCTTTGGTGTACATTATCGGTACAACAGAGAAGCCACATGAACATGAACCAGAGCGGCATTTACGCAATTCGGGCGCCTTCGGGAAAGCTGTACATCGGCAGCGCAGTGAACTTCCGTCGCCGTTGGAATGGTCATCGCACGCGGTTATCCCGCGGCACCCATCACTGCCCCGGGCTGCAAGCCGCGTACGTCAAGTACGGCATCGACCGCTTGCAGTTTGAGATATTGGAAGTTGTAGCAATTGAGAACCTCATCCTCGCGGAGCAGACCTTCATGGATACGTTTCGCGGATCGCTGTACAACGCTAGCCCAACCGCCGGCTCGCGCTTGGGCGTGCCGCAGTCGGAAGCTACGCGAGTGAAGATTCGTGCGGGCCAGGTGGGCCGCAAACGTTCCGACACCACGCGAGCGCGCATGTCTGCCTCACAGCTAGGCCGTCAAGTATCTGCGGAGACCCGGTTGAAAATCGGTTTCACAAGTCGGGGCCGCGCGCAATCTGAAGCTACGCGCACCAAACGCGCGCAAAAGCTCAGAGGGCGAGTGCACAAAGACAACTTGACGGGTTTCACGGGCGTAGGCCCGTTTCGTGGACGCTATCGCGCTCGCTGGGCGAATAACCACCTCGGGCTGTTCGACACGCCCGAGGCTGCCTACGCGGCGGTCTGTGCCGCCCGGGACCGCACGTGAACACGGTGGTCGAGGTCGATCCGGTGCGCTTCCTGATCGAAGCCGCGCGGACCAACTACGCCGCGTTCGTCTCGGCCGTTCACCGGCCCCGCTTCATGCACAGCGCATTCTCACTGCGCGTGTGCGCGGCGGTCGATCAGTTCGTGGAAGCGGTGATACGCGGCGAGCGCCCCGTGCTTATGCTGACGGCGCCGCCACAGCATGGTAAGAGCAGCCTCATCTCTCGCTGTCTGGGGCCCTACCTGTTCGGACGCCTTGCCGGGCAGTTAGGCAACTCGGCCGATAGCGGCGTGCGCATCGCCTGCGCCTCCTACGCCCTGTCTCTGGCTCGGCGCAACGCACGCGACGCTAAGTCGATCATGGGCGAGCCGATCTATCGAGAAATCTTTCCGCACGCCTCCCTGATCGGCTTCAAGGGCGTGAATACCGCCGAGGCCTTCGACGTGCCAGGCGGTGGTGGCCTGCGCGGCGTCGGCGTCGGCGGCTCGCTGACGGGCTTTTCCGTAGACGTCGCCTTGGTGGATGACCCGACCAAGGATCAGCTCGAGGCACTGTCCGCAGTGACCCAGGACAACCTCGAGGCTTGGTACGACTCGGTACTGTCCACGCGTCTCCAGGAGCGATCGGGTATCGTCATCATCGGCACGCCCTGGTCCTCCAACGACCTGCTCGCGCGCGTGCGCCGCAAACTGGAGGGCGATCCGCGCTTCCAGTTGCTATCGTTCCCGGCGCTGAACCTGCCCGATGAGATTGGCTACGACCCCGAACTGCCCGAAGGTGCGCTGGTCCCCCAGCTGCACAGCCTGACCAAACTGCGCGAGATGCAGCGCCACATGGGCGAGTTCTGGTGGTCTGCGATGTTCCAGCAGGTGCCACTGTCCGAGTTCGGCGCGATCTTCAAGCGCGACAAGCTCAAGTATTACCGCCGAGCCGAGCTACCCAAGCAGTTCGTGCGCACGATCATGTCGGTAGACGCGACCTTCAAGGACGGCGACGCCTCGGACTACGTGTTCGTGGGCGTCTGGGGCAAGACCAAGGACGAGGACGTTTACCTCATTCACTGGCGCCGCGAGAAGCTCGCCTTTATGGCGACTGCGCGTGCTATCGCGGACCTGAAGACCGACCACCCAAGCGTGTCCCGCGTCTACATTGAAGAAGCGGCGAATGGCGCCGCGCTAATCGACATGCTCAAGAAGCACTTCCCGATGCTGGAGGGCGTCAAGCCTTTGGGCTCCAAGGAGGCCCGCGCACACGCCGTATCGTGGGTGTGGGATGCTGGTAAGGTCTACCTGCCGCACCCGGACGAGACACCAGGCATCAAGCCGGTGGTCGCCGAAATCACCAGCTTCCCGGACACCACCACGGGCCACGACGACGCGGTGGACGGCATGACTATCGCCCTTCAGCAGTTGTGCCTACGTAACCCCATTTCGGCTATGATCAGTGCCGATATCCTTCGCGCCGCCGGAGTGCGCACCTGATGACCGACGACAAGCCGAAGCGTTACCGCCGCACGAAGGCCCAAATGGCGGCTGATCGGGCCGAAGCCACACGGCTCGCAGGCGCGACCCCGGCTACGACGCTACCCCCTCTCGGTTCTAACGAGACGCGGCGCGCGGGCTTGGCCGCGGCCGTCCTGAATGCCCCCGCGGCCGGGCCTACGCCCAGCGTTGCCGCGGCGACGGGGTTCCACGTGGAACCCGAACACTACTCCAAGCGTGAGCGGGCGCAGGCCCATATGGCGATGGACTTCAACGGCGCCAGCATGAACGCATTGTCGTTCGTGGAGGCTTCGGGCTGGCCCGGTTTCTCCACGCTCGCTCTCTTGGGTCAGCTGGCCGAATATCGGGTGATGCACGAGGCACTGGCCGACGAGTGCGTGCGTAAGTGGGGCCGCGTGGTCACTTCCGGTAACTCGGACCCGCAGCGCATTCGGGACATTGAGGCCGAACTTGAGCGTCTTAACCTGAAGGCCGTGGTTCGTCAGATGGTTGTGGATGATCAGGCCTACGGCGGCGCCCATGCGTTCTTCAAGATGAAGGGCGACGATGGCGACGTGGTGAGCAAGAAAGGTCGCGAGGAGTCCGTGCGCGAGTTGCCACTGGTCGCCAAGCCGTACACGGTGCGAAAGGGCTCGTTCGAGGCCATTCGGGTCGTCGAGCCTCGCCATGTCACTCCGAACGACTACAACGCAATCGACCCGACCCGTGCGGACTTCTACAAGCCGGTCAGTTGGTGGGTGCTATCGGTCAAGGTGCACGCCTCGCGCCTGTACACGATCGTGTCGCGCCCCGTATCGGACATGTTGAAGCCGACCTACTCGTTTCGCGGCATCTCCCTGACCCAGCTGGCGATGCCCTACGTGGACAACTGGCTGCGCACGCGTCAGAGCGTGTCAGATACCACCAAACAGTTTTCCGTATCGGGCATTCAGACCGACCTGGCCCAGCAGCTCACACCAGGCGCCGGTACTGACCTTCAGATGCGTGCCGCGCTTATCAATGCCTACAAAGACAACCGCAACCTGTTGCTACTGGACAAGGCCACGGAAGAATTCTTTCAGGTCAACACGCCGCTGACCGGTCTGGACGCGCTCCAGGCGCAGTCCCAGGAGCACATGTCGGCGGTGAGCCAGACACCCCTAGTCAAGCTGACCGGCATCACCCCGGCAGGTCTCAACGCCTCCAGCGACGGCGAAATTCGCGTCTGGTACGACCGCGTGGGCGGTTACTGCAAGAACGTGCTGGGACCCTTCATCGCGCGCGTGCTGGAGCTGGTCCAGCTGTCGCTGGATAGCGTCATCGACGAGCACCTGTCATGGGACTGGAACCCGCTGCACGAGCTGACCGCGCTGGAGGAGGCCGATCGCCGAGCGAAGGACGCCGACACGGCGGCCAAGTACATCGAAGCCACGGTCATCACGCCCGAGCAGGAAGCCGAACGGCTGGCGAACGATCCGACCAGCGGCTATGCCGGCATCCTGAACAGGCCAGCGACGCCGGACGACTTCGACGACACTGACGTCCAAGGCATCGTCAACGAATTGCTTGAGCCTATGGCCGAGGAAGCTGCAAATGGAACTACGGATGCCGGGCAAGCGGTCCAAGACCCTGCCACCGATCCCGTCCAGCCACTCGGCTGAAACGGCCTACCGCGAGAAGCTCCAAGCGGCCGTGCGCCTCATGACGCGCAGCTACCAGTATTGGCTGGGCGCGCGTTACCGCGAGGCGATGGACGAGAACATCGACGCCGGCATCGTCCCGGACAATGGCGACCTGGCTTCCGACGCCGCGCCGAAGTGGTCGCGCAACCGGCTGTTCAAGGAGCTGGACCGCCTGCGGAAGTACTGGGACGGGCATTTCGCCGACCTGGCCCGGAAGCTCGCCATCGATGCGACGCAGGCGCTGTACAAGGCCAACAAGACCGCGTGGGCGGCGCAGGTGCGCAAGGCGGGGTTTGATATCCCGATGCAACTCACGGCGCCACAGCAGGCTATCCTCGACTTGTCCGTGCGTGAGAACGTCTCGCTGATCAAGTCCATACCGCAGCAGTTCCACACCTCGATTGAGGGCGTCGTTGCGCGCGGCTTCGTCGCCGGTCGAGACTTGAACGCGATCGCTACGGAGATTGTCAAACACGAAGGCATCACCACGCGCCGCGCCGCGACGATTGCGCGCGATCAGGCCAACAAGCTCACCGCACAGATGAACTCGGCGCGTCAGGAACAGCTAGGGTTGAAGTGGGCCGTTTGGCGCCACTCGAGCGCAGGCAAGGAGCCACGTGCTGCGCACGTGCGCGCCAGTCGCGAGGAGTGGATTTATGACACGCAGGTAGGCATCGACTTCGGCGACGGATTTGGCTACGTGCTGCCCGGCGGGGGCGCAATTAACTGCCGCTGTGGGGGCCGCACGCTCATCCCGTCAATTGCCCGCGGGCTCACCTCGGGCAAGCAGTTCGATCCGTCCAAGCTGGTTGCCGTCCCTGGCTTCCCGGGCGCTTACAAGATGGCCGCTTAGTTACCAACAGAACCAGTAACCACAGCCCGGAGCCTTGCAGGCAACACCACCACCCCGAGACGGTGACAACTGAGCGCCACAGTCGGGGCAAGGGTCATCTACTGCGTCAGCAACCGCAGGCCCTTGCATGGCTCTCTCTGCCGCCCCATCGCATAGCCCGTTGCCGAGTGCCAGAGAAGAATCGCGGCACGCTTATCCAGGGGACCGAATTCGCTGGCGACTTCAAATGCTTGGTTGAAGGCTCGCAACTCATGGCGCAGCTGTGCGGGAGATTCATCAAAAGGATACTTGTCGGACATGTGGGTGCCTCGGTGAGGTTAAAGGCGGTGCGTGAGCGCCAGCACGACGACCACGACTAGGATCAGCAGCACGATGCTGGACGGGCCATAGCCCCAGCCCGCGCTGTAACCCCAGGTCGGCAGGCCGCCCAGCAGGGCCAGGATCAACACGACGATCAGAATGGTCATCAACATGGCTGGCGCTCCGGCGGTTTAGGTGGGCGCAGTACGCGCCGCGAAATGTGAAGACACTACGCCACGTAGCCGGACATCTCGTCGAAGATACGGACAGCCTCGAACCCATCATATTCGCTGATCTCAAAGGTGTACCCTTGCGGCACCCACTCCACCGACAGCGGCACGCCGAGCGTGCACACGTATTCCTCATTTGCCCACACCCGCTCGATCACGGCCAGCTGTGTCTCGCCAGTTTCGCCAAGTGCAGCGGCAACGAGATCGGGGCAGAAAACCGCCTCCTCGCCGAGGCATCCGTTCCAGGTAGACCATCCCGCACCGTAACCAGGTGAATATAGAACGGCAACCTTGCCGTCGCGTACAACTTTGTCCGTCATTTCGATAACTCCAGTGGGTAGGTGTAGGTCTATCTTACTTACTTCTCGATTACCTGTCAACAATGTGTTGTGTAGCAGGTCTCGCTTTGTCTACTATGCAGCAAGTCCGTGATAACGCCCGAATTTATGACCGACAATCGCGTCACCTTCGCCTTCGACAAAGCTAGTGCCCGCTCGCGGGACGCTGACGGTCGCATGCGCGTGAAGGACTGCGTGCTGTCCACCGCCGAAGTGAACCCTTACCGCGGCAACGAAATTCCGGGTTGGCAAGAACTCGGGTTGGACCCAAACCGCATTTACGAGCTGTACCGCGATCCAGACGAGTTAGAGAAGTCGGTCCCGACCTTTGAAGCTAACCCGATCATGGTCAAGCACATCCCCCAGACCGCGGATGAGCCGCGCAAGGAATGGATGGGCGGCGCGGTGCATTCCATCCGCTTCGAAGGCAAGCACCTACGCGGTGACTTGCTAGTCATGGATGGTAAGGCTATCGAGCTGATCGAGTCGGGTGAACTGGCGGACCTCTCGTGCGGTTACCGCTATACGCCGGACATGACCCCGCGCACCGTCAATGGCCGTGAGGTTGATGGTACGATGCGCAATATTCAGGGCAACCATGTTGCCCTGGTGGACGACGGTCGCGCGAGTGGGGCGCATGTGGCCGACCGTGCTTTGCAAGACCCCCAATCGCTTACCTGTGGAGACATGGCAATGACCGATATCACCAAGCCGGCCGTCCCGGCAACGCCGGCCGCGCCCGCGGCCGACGCCAATCCGCCCGCTGCGGCTGCTCCGGCTGCGGCTCCTGCTGCACCCGCCGCGCCCGCGGCTGATCCCAACCTGGCCTCCATTGGCGAGGGCTTGAAGCACATCGCGACCATGCTTCAGAGCATGATGGAAGGCATGCCGAAGGCTGAACCCAAGCCCGAAGAAGCTGCGCCTGCGCAGGACAAGGCGGATGGCGATCCGACCGAGAATGGCAATCCGTATGACGACGCCACGGGTGGTGCGATGGACCTGGAACTCCAAGAAACCGTGCCCAACTCAGGCGGCCTGAACGCCAGCGATGATGTCGACCCGCTGGCCGCCCCGGGCGAGACTGAACTGCCGCGCCAGGCGCGCCAGGAAGGCACGACCGCGCGCGGTAATGCGTCGCCGGTAGGTGCGATGGACGCGGCGACGGTGCAACGCCACGTGGCTTCGGCGGTCGCCGCTGAACGGCGCCGGGCGCATGAAGTGGACGAAGCCAAGCGCGCGGTACGCGGCGTGCTGGGCGATGTGTACGGCATGGACAACGCCGGCCAGATTTACCGCGAAGCACTCAAGGCGCAGGGCATCGACACCAGCGGCATCCCCCGCGGCATGGCGAAGCTGGCTTGGCAGTCACACGTGCAGACGGTTACCCAGTCCCGCGGTGCGCGTTCGCAGTCGGACATGGCGATGGACGCCGACGCGATCGGCCAGACGCAGAAAGACTTGCTTGCCACCCTCGGCAGCATCAAGACCCTCGGCTAATCGGAGAACACTACCATGTTCCAGAATCAGGTTTACATCACTCCGGCCGTGGCCGTCCCGGGCGATTTCGCCTCCACTAACTACGGCATCTACAAGGTGTCCAGCACCGGCAAGATGGTCGCCGACGCGGCTGGCGTCACCGTGGGTCGCTTCTGCGTCCTCAACGCTGACGGTACCGTGACCTCCATCCCGGGCGCAGCCCCGACTGGCGGTCTGTCGCGTATCGGTTTCGTGTCGCGCAGCTTCGGTGTCGCGCAGATCACCACGTACCTGGACGAGTACGGCAACACGATCCAGGTCGGGCAGCCGGTCCCGGCGTGGGGCGCGGGCGACTGGTTTGTCAATGTGGATGCCATCACCGGCACGCCGTCTCGCGGTGCCGCCGTTCTGTGGGACACCACTACCGGCCTCATCAATATTGGCGGCACGGCCACGGCCACGCTGATCGACACTGGCTACGAGATGCTCAGCGAGTCGGCCACGGTCGGCACCACTGTCATCATTTCCAACCTCGGCGCGTAAGCGAACAGGAGCACAGCAATGAACGATCGTCAGCTTATCGCGTCGTTGGCTAACAAGGGCGTCATTCTGCCCTCGTCGGTCAGCAACATTTCCATCCCGGCAGACCAGTACGCCATGGACGCCGCGTCCCTGGCCCCGACGCTGGTCACCAATGCCAACTCGGGCATTCCGTCGTTCCTTACCACCTTCGTCGATCCGAAGGTGATCAAGGTCCTGGTCGCCCCCATGGCCGCCGTCGAACTCGTTGGCGAAGCCAAGAAGGGCGACTGGACCACGCTCAACGCCGCATTCATCGTGGCCGAGCCGCTGACCCGTGTCGCTACCTATGGCGATTACAGCAACGACGGCACGTCCAACACGAACGTGAACTACCCGGAGCGCCAGTCCTACTTCTTCCAGACGTGGACCCGTTGGGGCGAGCGTGAACTCGAAATGGCCGGTGCCGGCCGTATCGACCTGGCGGCGCAGCTGGACTACGCTTCGGCCCTTGGCCTGGCGAAGTTCTTGAACCAGTCCTACCTGTTCGGCGTAGCCGGTCTGCGTAACTACGGCCTCATGAACGACCCGCGCCTTCCGGCTCCAGTCGCCGGTACGGTCAACTGGGCGACGGCCGCTCCGGAAGCCATCTTCAACGACATCGTGGACACCTTCACGCAGTTGCTGTCGCAGTCGCAGGGCCTCATCAAGCAGAGTGACGAGCTGACCCTGGGCCTGCCCCCGACCGCCGTGGGTAACTACAACCGTACCAACTCGTACGGCCTGTCGGCGGCGAAGCTGCTCAAGGATGCCTTCCCGCGCATCCGCATCGTGGAAGTGCCGGAGTTCGACACGGCCACCGGTCGTCTCATGCAGATGTGGGCGCCGGAAGTTGAGGGCCAGCAGACCGCGACCTGCGCGTTCACCGAGAAGATGCGCGCCCACGCCGTGGAACGTTACAGCTCCTACTTCCGTCAGAAGAAGTCGGCCGGTACCTGGGGTGCGGTGATCTTCCAGCCGCTCGCCGTAGCGCAGAAACTGGGCATCTGACCTTGGATCGGGGCACGACTGACTGCTAGACCGAAAGGCCCGGATCATTCCGGGCCTTTTTCTTTTGCGGTCTTGGCAATCTGGTGCTTCCAGAAGTCGCGCTCGCCGCGAAGCATCTGGCCGACCGGGTTGCTTGCCGGGAAGCCCTTGATCGTGCTGTTGAGGTTCCGCAACGCGTCTTGCGCGATGTCCACGCCGTACTTCTCCAGTGCCTTGCGGCCCTCGATGATGCCGTTGCAGTAGTGCTCGCTGGCAGTGCTGGGCATGGGCAGTTCCTCAATGGGTTAGTGGGGTCATCTTATCGCTAGGTAATCGCGTTGTCAACACTTGAGGCGCGTTGCCGTGCAGTCAGTGTGAGGCTGCTAAAACCGTGCGGTAACGAATGGAGCCACGCATGACCACGAACGTTCAATACGACCTGACCGCAACCAATCTCGCACCTGGCTCCGCGCCGCAATCGGTCCTTCTGACCGCCGTGGTCAATCCGGACGGTTCGGCTATCAGTGCCGGCGCGAGCGGTGGATCGTCAGGTGCTACGTCTTTCGCCAGTGAGTTCGTGACTTCGGATACACCCGTGGACATCAAGGTGCCCGCGGGCGCCATGAGTGTCCTAAAGTCCTTGCGGGCTACCGCTTACGATCCACAAGCCGCTCAAGCAGGGACTGGCGTACTCCACTTGATCATCGACAGCGTGGTCTATTCGTTACCTTACGCGGCGGCCAGTGCGTCCACCAACAACGTGTTCGAGCTGGCTTACCTCGAAAACCTCAACATGCCGATCACCGGGAACGCGATCCAAGCTCAGCTAGGGAGTGCGCTAACTGGCGGCGGGATCGTTGTCACCGCGACATTTGCTTAACGCGGGTGCCACCAGGTTTCCGAACCATGCTGCGCCATGCAGTTTTCAAAGGCGCCTTGGGCAATCTGATCAGGCGTGGACATCATCCATCCACCGTAGTGGTAGACCATGGTGAGGTTCACTTCGTTGTCCGCTGCGAGACGCGGATTAGTGGTGTTGGCCGGACCCCGCCGAAGAATGGTCAGCAGCGCTTGTTCTTTGAACCCATCGTCGCGGTAACCGGCTAGCGTCCCCGCCACGCCAGCAACACCGACGCAGTATTCAAAGAGCGGGCGAGTGTACGCAGTGTTTTCGTAGCGTTCGGCCATCACGGGCGCCGCGATCAGCACGAGCAGTGCAGTAGCTAGTAATCGTTTCATACTCCGTCCCTCGCTTTGAGCCAACCCTTGATGAAAGCCCTACGCTCGTCCGAACCGAGCGGCCATTTCAACGCTAAGCAATCAGCTACCAGGGGGGCGTCGCCCGAGCGTAACCCACAACTCTAGGTAGCTATTGTAACCCTGTTCTTCCGGGGTCATGACTTACCTCCGGCGCGCTCGAGTGCGGCAAAAAGGGCATCGCGCTCGCTACACCACGCCGCCGACCGCGCCGACTCCGCCGCCGCCGACCGCGCCGACCACGCCGACCACGCCGCCGACCGCGCCGCCGACCACGCCGACCGCGCCGCCGACCGCGCCGCCGACCGCGCCGACGCCGCCGACGCCGCCGCCGACCACGCCGCCGCCGACTCCGCCGCCGACTCCGCCGCCGACTCCGCCGCCGCCGACCACGCCGACCGCGCCGCCGACCGCGCCGCCGACCGCGCCGCCGACCGCGCCGCCGACAATTCGCATGTGTTGCCACCGGCGGCGGCCTCGTGTGCGCGGCGACCGACACCCAGCGCGGCGATAACGCCTTCGATTGCCTCATGCACGCCGTGGTCATGCTTCTTTTTCAGGAGCTCACTCAACGTGCCGAACTGCCGGTCAATACGATCAATGGCGATCCAGTGCTGGACAGGCTCAAGATCAGCTCCCACCGGGATCCGCTTAGCCAGGTCAACATGGAAGTTGGCCCTGAGCTCCTGCGGAAGACCTTCGAACATCGAATCCTGAAGGCGGATCAACCAGACGGGGAGTCCACGCGCTCCTGCCACCACCTCGTGCCAGTTGGCACCCGTGGTCGGTTCGATCTCGTGAGCAAAGCAGCCAACCGAGCAGCCCCGGAACTGGCCGGCGTCTACGTCACCGAACGTGCCGGCGACCAACATGTCAGCAGCAGCGTGCCGCTCGGCCTGGGCAACGTGAGTCGCCTTCAGCGCGGCATCGCCGAAGAAAGACAAATGGGACTTATTGGTAGTGGTCATGGGGTTTCCTGTCTGTGAGTGTGTGACTACTTTATCGAAAGGTAACTGCTATGTCAACACTTATTTCGTGGTCGGGACGCAGCGCACAAATACTGGACCCTCCTGGCGCAGTTCACGTGTGCCCAACGCGGCGATCCGGCACGCAGTAGGGCTAGCGTACAGCTTGGCGACGTAGTTCACGCACTGCATCGACTGCATGCTGCACAGGGTGAAGACAAGCGCGGTCAGGTTCATGAACCGTCTCCAGGCAGCGCGGTCACCAACGACCGCACGTAGCAATGGGTGATGTAGCGCGAGCCGTCCGAGTGTTGCCACACGCGGCACCAGCGATTGGCGTAGTAGATCATGAAACGCGTCGGGAGCCGGATGGCGCCATGCATGGACTTGGACTGCGGAACGGGCGTCGTACGTACGCGCACGGTGCGCGTCTCGTCTTTCAGGTGCAGAAGGGCCATCACTCCCCCTGCCGCAGGTGCATGCGCGCCTGCTTCAGTCGGCCGGCGCGGCAATCCAGGTCCACGAGCCGCTTGACGAGATTGTCGTAGATAGCGGCTAGCTGCGTCTCGGCCGCGGTGATCGCGTCGCTAGCCTTCGCATAGACATCGGCCTTCAGGACCTTGCGCCGCCCCGTGAGCCAGTAGTCGGGCGCATCCAGAGCCGGCCGCAGGTTCACCGCTTGGACGCGTAGGGAGGGTGTCACGATGTAGCCCTTCATGCCCAAGTATCCAGACTAGGTGTCAGCGGTTTGACCTCAAGGATGACGACGTAGTGGCCTTCGCCGCGGTCGTGCTCGCGAGCCAGTCCCGCGATACGGTCGGACAGCAGGTCCGTCGTGAGGCAGTCATCGGTGAATTGCACGCCGTTGATGGTATAGGTGAGGTTGTAGAACATGGTCAGACCTCCAGTCCAGTGATCAAGCCCACTACAAACTGATCGAGTTCAAGGCGCGCCGCCATCAATTCGGCTGCAATTGCTTGAGCCTCACCGGGCGGCTGCGCGCCGCTCCATGCTTCGTCCGCGGCAGCTTCGATGAGTCGATTTCTTAGCATGTTGTACTTCGCGGCCTTATCCTGATTCGATGTGTTCATTGTGGGGGCGTCTAGCAGGTGAGTGTGGGCGTAGCTTACCGCTAGGTAATCGGCATGTCAACACCCCTAGAGCGCGGCATCGTGATATTCTCCCACTACATCAACCTTTAGCCCTTTGGAGCACCCTCATGGCAAAAAATGACACCAAGCGTTCCGCTACGACCGTTACCGTCGCCTGCAAGCTCCCGATGGGCCTCGCCGTGAAGCTTCCCGATGGTTCGCACCTGCACCTGCATGGCGCGAATTCACCGTGGGCCGTGGCCGGCTTCGGCCTGACCCAGGGCGTCAGCTCGGACACCTGGGACTTCATCAAGCAGGAACACGCTGGCGCCAAATGGCTTGTCAACGGCTTCGTCTTCGCGCAGAGCGAGCACGACTCGGCAGTGGATCAGGCGAAGGACGAAGCCGAGCGTAAAGCGGGCTTCGAGCCGATCGACCCGAACAACCTGCCCAAGGGCGTGCAGAACGGCGGGGGCAACATCGGCAAGGAAGGCCGCGACCCGTTCGCGGGCTAACCGCAGGAGCCCGCAGTCATGGCTATCGTCGTTTTTGACCCAACCGCCTTCAAGACGATCTACCCGGAGTTCACCACGTACCCGGATGCGCGGTGCGTGGCGATGTTTGGCCTGGCTGCGGGTGCCCTTCTGGACAACACGGACAACTCGCCCGTGATGTCTCTGGACGTGCGCACGAACCTGTTCTATCTGCTCGTTGCGCATCTGCTGACACTGTTCGGTGCGGGCGGTATCAAGCCGGGTTCGGGCGCGCCCCCGGGACGCCTGTCCACGGCCACGCAGGGCAGCGTCACGGCGGGGTTCGAGTACCAGATTCCGCAAGGCTCCATGTTGGCGCCCTGGTTCCTCCAGACGCCCTACGGCGCCCTCTACTGGACGGCCATCGCGCCGTACCGCAGCGCGCGCTACGTCGCTAATGGCGACAGCGGCATCGGCTTCTCGCGCAACTACGATCGGCCCTACTGGCCGCGCGTCCCGGGCGGCATATGAGCGTCTCGCGCCGCGGTGTCCGTATGCCGGCCTTCGCCAAGCGCCTGTTCAAGACAGGTACGGTGAAGGCTGGCGTCCTGTCGGGCGCGACGTATCCGGCTGACATGCTGACCGATGCGCGCACAGGCGAACAAATGCCGGACAAGCGTGAAGGCATGCCCGTCGCTTCCATCGCCATGGCGCTGGAGTACGGCCACGGGCAGAACCATCCCCGGCCTTTCATGCAGAACTCTGTCGCCAACCACGGGCCGGAATGGGCGGAAGCCTTGCGGACACTGGTCAAGGGCGGCGATGGAGCGGACGAAGCGCTTCTAACCGTAGGCCAGGTCATGAAGGAAGACATCCAGGAAACGATTCGCTCTTGGCCGCAGGACAATGCTAAGTCGTGGGCGGACTTCAAGGGCTTTTCGCATGGCTTGATATTTACGGGGCACTTGCTAAACTCCATCGCATCCGAAATAGAGGGCGAGTGACGTGTCAGAATGGCGGCCTGTTGTGGGTTTTGAAGATCAGTATCTCGTCAGTGACTGCGGCCGCGTCCTGCGCCGCGAGCGCGTTATCGAGCGCAGCAATGGCCACCACTACACGGCGAAGGAAATGGAGCTGGCACAGGTTGCCTACGGTCACACCCGCGAGTACCTGGGGGTGGGTTTCAAGGTGGCCCGAAAGACCAATCGCGTGTTTCTGGTGCATCGATTGGTTGCAGCGGCTTTTTTGCCGAATCCTGACGGGCTTCCCGAGGTAAACCACAAAGACCTAGACAAGCGCAACAATAACGTAGCGAATTTAGAGTGGTGCGGTAAGGTTGCCAATCAGGAGCATGCCGCTAAGCGTGGACGCTTTCATGGGCGCACTAACCCGAACGCCCGCTTTAAGCTTCAACCCGAGCAGGTAGATGCCATCTTGGCGCGGCTTTCTGCGGGCGAGAAAGGTGTAGACCTAGCCGCAGAATTTAACATCTCGCCGAGCATGGTTTACATGATCCGCAAGGGGGCAACTTGGGCCGATCCCGCGAAGGTGTATGCACATGTCGCGTAGTAAGGAAGGTGCCGAATGACCCTCGATATGCACGGCATCGTCCGCGGCGCGATCCAGTCGGTGAATACCGACATCCCGGGCACGGTGTACGTCTCCACCGGCTACACCAACGTGCGTGGCATCCTGACGCCGACCTTCGCCGCGGCGAACGTGGACTTTCAGGTGCAAGCCGACACGCACGACAAGCTGTGGCATGAGCGCTCGCTGGCCTACACGGTCGGGCACACCATCGTCTACGCCTACGGCAACCTGTCGGACCTCAACCGTCCCGAGGGTAAGGGCGGCGATATCTTGTACTATAATGGTAACTGGCAGGTAATTACACAGGTCCAGGAATGGTGGAGCACGTGGTGCTGCGTGTCCGTCTCGCAGCAGCTGGACGCCGCCACGCTCGACGCGCTGCTGGCGCTGATCAAGAATGGCGACGTCGCAACGCCACAGGGTTTCACGCCATGACCGCCGTGCTCACCCCCACCGAGGATCAGGTGTTCGGCCAGGTCTGGGACCTAATCGCCGCCTACTTCGATCCGTCGGTGCAGCAGGTCATCTTCAAGGGCTTCCAGAACCTGACCGCGACGCCTAAGGGTAGCTACATCGTCATCTCCCCGGGCGTGAACGTCCGGCAGAATCAGCTTGAGCGCGGTTACGACCCGGTAACGGGCATGCAAATCTTGACCCGCCGCACGACCTACAGCTATCAGGTGGACTGTTATGGGCCGATGGGTCCGGATTGGGCCAACACGATCGCTATCGCCTGGCCTTCCCTGTGGTCGATCGACAATAGCGACCAGCCGCCCATGATCACCCCCCTGTACGCTGACGAGCCTCAGCAGCTGAACATCGTCAACGGCGAGTTGCAGTGGGAGCAGCGCTTCATGTGCAAGCTCTACGGACAAGTCAACCACCGGGTGGCGTTGCCGCAGACGTTCTTCACCGATCCGCCCGCTATCGGGCTCGTTGTCGCTGACGACCTGCCCGTGGTGTAATGCGCCAGCAAGACCCTGAAACTGTTAGAATCCCAGCACGTCAACCCGGAGTCGCGGCATGAACACGATCCCTATTAGTCAAATCTCCCGGGTTGTACCGGGTGTCATCGCAGCGGGCGGTCAGGCGTCGCGCCTCACTGGTCTGCTGCTCTCGCAGGATGCTTCCGTTCCGCCCGGCCAGGGACTGGATTTCTTCGATGCGCCCACCATGACCAACTGGTTCGGTCCCTCGGCCCCTGAAGCCACGGCTGCGGCCAGCTACTTCCCGGGCATCAACAATGGCGGTCAGCTCCCGTTTGACCTGAAGGTCGTGCGTTACGCGCTCGCGGCGACGCCTGCGGGCTCGTACGGTGCGCCCGTGCCGTCCACGCTCTCGCAGCTTCAAGCGCTGTCCGGCACGCTGATCGTGACCACCAACGGCACGCAGAAGACCTCCAGCACGATCAACCTCGCCACGGCCACGAGCTACGCCAATGCGGCGACGCTCATGACTGCGGGCTTCACGACGCCGGACTTCGCCATCACCTGGGACGCCCAGCGTGGTCGATTCCTACTGCTGACGACCACTACCGGCATCGCGGCTACCTCGACCGACGTGTCGGGCACGCTTGCCGCGCCTGTCGGCCTGTCGGCGGCCTCTGGTGCTTACATCCAGCAGACGGGCGTCGCAGCCGATACGCCGGCTTCCGCTATGGCCCGTGCCGTGACCTTCTCGGACAACTGGGGTGCGTTCACCACCGCTTGGCAGGCAACGCTGGCCGATCGACTGGCCTTCCATGCATGGAACACCACGCAGAACTCGCAGTTTTGGTATGTGGGCTGGGACCAGGATGCCGCTTCGACGCAGGTCAACAACGCACTGTCGTTCGGTGCGCAGGCCTTCGCCTCGCAGGGTAACGGCACGATTCCCATCTATGGCGACCTCGCCATTGCAGGCGGCGCGCTGGCCTATGCTGCGTCCCTGAACTTCAATGTGGCGAACGGCCGCACAACCCTCATGGGGCGTACTCTGTCGGCCTCCGTGGCGCCTAGCTGCACGGACCTGGCGACCGCTAACGCGCTGCTGTCAAACAACTACACGTACTACGGCGCCTACGCCAACGCCGCGAACAACTACCTGATCTTCGAGGACGGCAAGACCTCCGGCCAGTTCCTGTGGGCCGATACCTACCTCGACCAGATTTACCTGAATCGTGAGCTTCAGCGCGCCGGCTTCGAGACGATGCTGGCCTACAACTCGCTGCCCTACAACCAGGATGGTTACGACGCGTTCTACCGCGCCTGGGCCGACGTGGCCGAAGCGGCGAAGACCTCGGGCATCATTCGCGCCGGCGTCACGCTGTCGGCGTCGCAGGTTGCTCAGGTCAACAACAAGGCCGGTCGCGACGTGGCGAGTGTTGTCAGCACCCGCGGCTGGTATCTGCTGATCACCGACGCAGCGAATGCGGCTCAGGCGCGCCAGAATCGCACGAGCCCGCAGGCGACGTTCTTCTACTGCGACGGCGGCTCGATCCAGCAGATTTCCCTCAACTCGATTGCCGTCATCTAAGGAGAACGACAATGGCCGGTACACTTACCGTTGCGAACTCTACCTTGACGCTCACGGTAGAGGCGCTTTTCCCCCAGGCTCAGCGCATTCAGGGTTACTCCGCGGACGACGCGTTTGACTTCGAGAACGTGGAGAACGGCGAATACTCCATGGGCATCGACGGCAACCTGTCGGCGGGCTTCGTGTTCAACGAAATCCCGTTCACGTGGACGCTCCAGGCCGATAGCCCATCGCTGGCGATGTTCGAGCAGATCTGGAACTACGAGGTCAGCAACCGCACCAAGCTGCGCCTCGATGCCACCCTGTCGCTCGTGAGCAATGGCCGCCGCTACGACCTGGTGCAGGGCTACCTGCGCCAGTACAAGGCGCCCAGCGGCAAGAAGATTCTACAGCCGGCCGTCGTGTCGGGCGTCTTCTCCCGACTGGTGCCGTCGCCGCTGTAACGCTCGGACCTACAAGCTGCACAAAGAGAAACCCCGCCAATTGGCGGGGTTTGTCGTTAGGGTCGAATCTCCGTCTTGTCGCGGAGCAGCCACAGGGCTAGTCGCTCCCGCCAAGTCAAACGTCGCCAGCCAGGTTGTCCGGCCGCACCAATCACCATGTGGCGACCTTCGCGCTTGATGATGACCTGGCCCTTGGAGATTAGCGTCGCCGCCTCGTGCAGCTGCTGCTTCAAGATGCCTTGGTCGCTGTGGTAGCGCAGACTGGCTGCGTAGTTACGCAGCCAGTCCACCAGTTCCCGCGCGTTGCGGTCCACGATCAGGACGCCATCAGGTGCGCGATGGCCGCGCGGTGCAGTTTTACCTGCTCATCGCTGTAGGTCTGGATGGCGCTTTCCAAGCCGAGACCCTTGATGGTCGCCAGGTACTTACCATAGCCGTGCTTGGAGATTGCCTCGCGGCCTTCCTTCAGGTGCGCGGTGCGGTCAGCTTCAAACAGCTCGGCCTGGGCCTTCAGCGACTCAACCAGCTCGGCAGGGTAGTCGCCGGCCGTCGCGGCCGGCTCGACCGGGTTGCTAGCTTCGGATTCGACCACTTTGACATCCGAAGCTTCTAGCTGCGGCACAAAACCTACGGGCAACTCCCCAGCTTCCGGTTCCGGCGCTTCGAGAACCGTGCCATCCGTATCCTGACGAGCCGCTTCGGCAACTTCATCCGCGGCGATTTCGGCCTTGGTACGGCACTTGCGTTTGGTCTTCGGCGCTTCAGCGTCCGGGTCGGCATCGGGAAGGTCGATGCGCTCATGCACGACGTCCTGGACTTCCGGATGGCGCTCGGGGTTGCCCTTGTTCGCGCCCGCAACCAGTTCTTCTTCCGTCAGACCCGTATCGGCCCTGACGCAGTTCAGCACTTCGCGCGGGAGCCGGTCAAACGCTTCACCGGGTTTAAGTTCAACGGCCAGCTCGCCGATCACCGTAGGCGACGCCTTCAGCTCGAGGCGTTGACCGGCGAGTTGGGCCTGCCGGCCCAGCAGATAGAGGTAAGCAAAATCGGCAAAACGACCTTCATCATCAAATGCGACGTGCATGGGTAGCTCCAGGTGGGTTAGGCGACCGCGACGCGGTTAGCATCACGATTGCGGAGGGCAACGAGCTTGCTGCGGCACTCAGTTTCGTTGGCTCGCACCGCATCAATCAAACGCATCAACCGGGCGCGGCCGATGATCGACTTGTTGCGGGAGGTGTAGAGCGAGCGCCGGGTGGAATTCAGGAGCTTGACGGACGCGTCCACGCCCAGGGCGTCGGTCAGGTCGCGCACCGTCCACTGCTCGATCGGCAGGGTGAAGTAGTCGCCAGGGGCGTGTTTCGGGCTCATATCGTCAACTCGTGTAAAGGTAAGTGGAGCGTAACTCAATTATTGGCTTTGTTCAATCTTTCGCACAGTTCCTCGCCGAGCGTGGCGTAGCCGGCGATGTCGTGCCAATTGTCGGCGTAGAGCGGGTCGCCGTTGATGATGCGGGACACCTTGTCCATGATGATGTCCAAGGCCTGTTGGTGGCCTGCGGCAAGGGCTGCATGGCTCGGGTGGTTGCGCAGACAGCGCTTCAGTCCAGATGCGAGGATCGAGCCTAGTTCGAAATCGCCGTAACGCTCTCCGCGCTGCTTGAGGGTGTTCTGTACATCGTCCATTTCTTCAATCCTTTCAATAGGTTGTTATGTGAGTAGGAAACTACTTGCGCCACCGGAATGAGATGTGCCCTTCGGCCTCTAGCGGCAAGCCGGGTGCCCAGCTGGTACCGCGTTTCATGCGGTTGAGGAATTGGCCCAGGCGTTCTTCGGCTCGGGCGGCTGGAACGTCCAGCAGGGCCTCGTCGTAGACCGAATGCACGACCTGCTCGACGCGCTCGGCGTCCAGCAGCACCTCCCAGAAATAGTCGCGGGCCAGACCCTGGGTCATGTTGTTGGACAGGATCTTCCGGTCCAAAGTCTCGATGTACCCCTCGGGCTTGTCGTAGATCGCTAGCGGAGCGCTGGAGCCGGGCTCCAGGTGCAGGCGTGCGTTGTGGTAACTGATCGCGCGCCCGGACGGCAGATGCATGCGCAGCGCGCGGTGATCGCGCACAAAGGTGACGTGGCTGCACTCGCCGCGGCCTACAGGCACCTTCACTTCCTTGCCCGGCTGGTCCAGCGCGATCAGCACGGCGTACTCAAGCATCGACCACCAGCGCTCGAACGCCGGTCGCGCCTCGCGCCACTTCCACACGATGTCCGAGACCTGCTCGGGCGGCAAGTGCACGCCATAGTTCGCGGCCATGTTGCCGAACGCTCCATCGCCGCCGCCGAAGCCCAGAGACAGGTCAGCCACCTTGCCCACCTGGCGCATGTCCTTGGTCACGTCCTCGTAGGCTACGCCGTAGATCGACATAGCGGCCTTCTTGTAGCCATCCACGCCGTTCTCGAAGTCGTGCAGCTTTTCCTCGTCGTTAGCGAGCCATGCGGCCATACGCGCTTCAATGCCCGACAGGTCGGCCTGCACGAGCAGGTTACCTTCGGAGGCCGTCACCAGCGAACGCTGGGCGTCGGCCAGCGCCGCTAGTACGGGGCCGTGCTCGGGCTCGGACAGGTAGGCATAGTCGCGCCGCTTGGCCGCTTCCAGATAGGACTCGCACAGCTCGGAGGTCTTGCCCGGCCGTGGCCTGGCGAAGTTGAGTGCCTGCAAGCCGCCAGCGCCGCGCGCGGTGGAGCGGCCGGACAGCGCGCCATGGTAGACGGTGGTGTGCTGCATACGACCGCCCGTATGGGCGCGCAGGACGGCGATCGACTTCTTCGGCGCACGGGAGGCGTCCAGGCGCAGCGTGAGAACGTCACGCAGGTGCTGCGGCAGGTCGTCGCGCGCGGTGAGCGTCTTCAGCGTCTCGCGCCCAGCGTCGTCCAGTTCCTCGCCGTGCGTCGCCGCGTAGGTCTTGATCTTCGCCACCTCGGATGCGGCGAGCACGCCACCTTCAGTCAGCACGGCTAGCTCGTAGTCCAGCGCCGCGTTGGCGTAGTCCTTGACCTCCTCCATGGCCGTCGCGCCCTCGACGTCCACCGCGAAGCCGCGGTGGTTGATCACCATGTCCAGCTCGAAGTAGCGCTGCTCCTGCGCCGGCAGTGGCACCGTGGCGTTCCACAGGCCGAACATGGCGTTGGTGTCGATCAGGGCGTACTTGTACAGCCGGGCGTGCTCGGCCGGATGCGTGGCAGGCGTGAACTCCGGGTTGGTCGCCAGCAGCATCATGTTGGCCTTGCCGTCCACGTCTTTCTGGACTTCCAGTTCCATCGCTTCGCAGGCGTCGGCCAAGGAACCCGGCAGGCCGTTGTAGCGCGCCCGGGCCGCCGAGCAACGCACCTGGCTCACCTGCAACTCGGGCAACGTCTCGTAGCCGGCCATGCGGCGCAGCACGATGTTCCAGATGTGGAAGTCGAACGGGGCGTTGTGGGCCACGAACGGCAGGCACGCCGTCATATGCTGCACGATGCGCGGCGACATCGGCTGACCGATTTCCCACAGCTCCGCCGCCGGCATGTCCGGGAACCTCCACGTCATGCACTTAACGATCGTGGACGGGTCGGCCAGATAACGGCCGAGCCCGTTCGCGCCCAGGTCTTCGTGTGAGGCGGTTTCAAAGTCTAAAAACAGCAGATGGTCAGTCATTGGTCAATAGTACCCACATCGGCAGCGATAGCGCCAGCGATCCACGCATCGAACAACAGCTTGCGCTGCGGCGCGGGCACGGTGGTAATTGCCATGCCGGCAATCTCCACCGTGATGCGATCGAATATTCGTAGCATCTCCCGGTAGCGCATGCCGTCCTGCTCCAGTTCGGTCAACTCGCTCACGCGCCACCATCCTTACGCATCGCCTGCATGAAGACGCCCACCAGTTCGGACGGGTTGAGCTGGCGCAGCATGATCATGCCCCACCATCCTTGCCAGCATTGACATGGCCCTTTGCCATCAACGCACCGAACGCGCTGGCCGTCTGGTCCAGATTCGGCCGAAACAGCACGTACTGTGCGGCATGCAGGGCGCGATCGGCCCACACAATTTCCGGGTAACGTGCGCAAGCCAACTCCATCGCCGCGACGGCGATATGGTCGCTGCGCTCGCAGACCGGGGCGCCGGGCAGTGGCATGCCGGTCGCGTCGCACTCGGTGAACGACACTGTGGCGCGGATGTAACGACGATCAATAGGTTGGGTCATAGCGGAAACTCCGTAGGGTGCCTTCATGAAGGAAGCGTACTTCGGTCAGAAATACACGGCCATCTTCGTATTTGGTAAGCGTAATGTCAATGGGCTGCGGGATCAGCTCGCGCTGGAGAATCACGCGGTAGGCCTCGGTCGGCACCTTGCGCCCGGTGGCCGCTTCGAAGAACTTGCGCGCCTGGGCGTAGAAGCGGTTGTCCGCCGTGGTGCGATCAAAGTCCAGCCGTAGCGGGTGGATACCCGCGTCGGTCTCGTACTCGAATAGCAGCACGCTGTTGGCGGACGGCGTGACGCGCATGCCGCGCACTTCGAGCGTGCGAGTCTCCCGGCATAGCTCGTCGCGCAGGACCACCGCATCCTCGTCGTGCAGCTCGTAGCTGTCGCTGTCACCCAAGATGCTAGGTTCGGTAGGTCCGCGACGGACACGGGTCGCCATGAAGCCCTGGCGTGGCCGGCCGCACTGCCTACAGGTCAAATGCTCGGCGTCGTTGAGATAACCGCAGGGCGGCGTGTCGGGCTCCATGAGACCCAGCACCAGCCGCAGGTCCGTTTCGGGCTGGCCCGGGTTGTTGACCGGGAACCGAATGGCCGACTTCTCGCGCAGCGACGTGCTGACCGTCTTGCGCCCGGCCTCGATCGGCGCGGTGACGTGCTCGTCGGAGCAGGCCCACAGGCCCGCGCGTGAGTCACCCACGTCCACCGGCGCGTTGATCGGTCCGTGGCGCGTGAAGTTCCCGCCGGCGTCCAGCACCAGGCAATTCTCCTTGCCCGGGTAGACCCGGAAGCCACGACCGACGATCTGGCGGAACAGCGGCAGGGATTTGGTAGGGCGCAGGATGACCAAGCAGTCCACGAACTTCGCGTTGAAGCCCGTCGTCAACATAGCGACGCTGACCACATGCCGGTGCTGCTTAGACAGGTAGGCGTCGATGCCCTCGACGCGCTCACCCTTCTCCAGGTCGCCATGGATCAGCACCGCCGACTCGCCGCGGTCGATCAGCGCCTTGTGGATCATCCGGGCGTGCTCGACGTTGACCGCGAACCACATGAAGTGCTTGCGGTCGGGCGTGTGCTCCAGCGCGATGGCGACGCACTGCTGCGTGACCTCCATGGCCCGCCGGGCGAGTTCGGCCTCGTCGAAGTCCCCGCCCTTGGTCTTGACGCCCTCGGTGTCGATCTGCGGGAACCGGATGGTGGGGGCGACGATCGGGGCGATGACGCCCTCGCGCACCAGCCGGTTGAATTTCCTCCCGCTGGTCAGGTCGTACACGCGCGTGTCGAACAGGCCGCACTGCGTCAGCGGCACCACCTTGGCGCCCTTCATCCGGTAATCGGTGGCAGTCAGGCCGATGAACAGCACCTTGGGGTTGTTCGCGCGCAGGCCGTCCACGATGGACTTGCCGGTCTTGGTCGACACGTCGAAGGTGTGCGCCTCGTCCACCACCACGAAGTCGATGCGCCCAAAGCGCGCGACCTGCCGCGCGACCGACTGCGGCGAGCCGTAGATGATCTGCGACTGCCGGTCCTTCATCTTGAGGCCGGCGCAGTACACGCCCAGGCGCGACACCAGGCCCGGCGCCCAGAATCCCGTGGCCTCCTCGACGTTCTGCGCCACCAGCTCCATCGAGGGCGCCAGCACCATGATGCGGGCCTTGGGCCAGTGCTGGAGGATGTTCTCGACCAGCATGGCCGCGATCAGCGCCTTGCCGCCGCCGGTGACGATCGCCGCGATGGGGTTGACGTTCGAGGCGGCGATCAGCGTAGAGACGACAGCCGCGTCGGCCTCCCGCTGATACCAGTAGGGGGTGAGGCGCATGTGGGTTCCTTTGTAAGCAAAAACGCTATGGCATGTTACTGCCATAGCGTCGGATTTGCAATTAGCGCATGCGCAGTTTGGCGGCGATGGAAGCGACCCGCTCAGGTACCAGCGCGGCGTATTCCGGATTCAGCTCGCACAGGATCGCATCACGTCCGTGAGCCAGCGCAACGCCTGCGGTTGTGCCGCTGCCGCCGAACGGGTCCAAAACAATGTCACCCGGTTCGCTGCCGGCCAGGATGCAAGGCTCGATCAGATCGGGCGGGAACGTCGCGAAGTGTGCGCCCTTGTAGGGACGTGTCGCGACGCTCCAAACGGAGCGCCTGTTCCGCGTGTCGTGGTAAGCAACTTCAGCACGGTCAACACGATGCTGAACGGGTTTGCCGGGCGGTGGTGTGGTCTGCGTAACGCGCGCAAAGCTATGCGAATTTCCTCTAGGCGAGCTCACCGCAGGTTCTTTGATGGCTTCGTGGTCGAAGTAGTACCGCTCTGACTTCGACAGCAGGAATACATACTCGTGCGCCTTAGTGCAGCGGTCGGTCACGCTTTCGGGCATCGGGTTCGGCTTGTTCCAGATGATGTCCTGGCGCAGGTACCAACCGTCGGCGCGCAGTGCGAAGGCCAGCATCCACGGAATGCCAATCAGGTCTTTGTGCTTCAGCCCTTCGAGTCGTCCAGTAGCCTTTCGCCCGACGCTGCGGTTGCTTTTCGCTTGGTTAGCTTGACCGCCCCCGAGTGTGGAACCGCCTAGGCCGCCACTCGCACCGCTGTTGTAACTATCCCCGATGTTGAGCCATAGCGTGCCGTCGTCGGTCAGCATGTCGCGCACGCAGCGGAAAACCTCGACCATGTTGGCAACGTACTCCTCGGGCGTCTGTTCCAGCCCCAGCTGGCCCTCGTGCCCATAGTCCCGCAGGCCAAAGTAAGGCGGGCTGGTGACGCATGTCCTAGCCTTGTAGCCAAGCCCAGAAAGGGCTCGCATGATGTCTCGGCAGTCGCCGACGTGGGTTTGCATGTGGGTCACGCGTATCGCTCCCGGTCCTGTAGCATCTCCGGCGTCAGCGCCGGATTGTGATCGCACCACTTCGACCCGGGCCGATGTGGGAAGGAATAACCGTAGCAGTTGCAGGGCCGCTGCTGGCGCTCGTGCGCGAGTCGCCAAGCGTCGATGCGCAGGCGACTGCCACACCGCTTGCACTTGGGCTCACGGACGTACTCGTGCACCGCCCGGTTCAGCCGCTGGCGCTGCTTGCAGCACTCACGGGTGCAACGCGCCGGCCAAGGCATCAAAGCTGCCAATTAGCCATGGCCGAGCACCCAGCGGACGAAGTGCGAGGCCAGCGGCAGTATGAAGGCCGTCGCCGCAGCGACGACGACCACCCAGCACACACCGGCGCAGGCCAGCAACCACAGCGGGACCGGCTCAGGTTCGGGCGTGTATCCGCGGCCCTGCGGGAACTTGAAATCGGGGTGGCGATCGCGGTGGTTCATGCGTGGGTGTCTCCGGCGGTGGGTGGGCGGATCATCTCGGCGGCGTCGTGGCGATGGTCGCCGCGGGACAGGTAGTAGCCGTGGGCGGCCAGCAGCAGGAAGGCGATCAGCTTGCGGTGCTCGTGCAGGGCCTGGTCGGCGCGATTGGCGAAGTGCCAGGCCCGGCGAAGGTCCGCGACAGCCTGCTGGTCGATCCAGGAGGCAAGGCCGTGCCGCAACGTGGTGATCGTCTTCATGGGCAAAGGATAGTCCTAGGTAACCGGGATGTCAACACTTAGCGCGAACGGATCGCACCGCCGCGCCGAGTGTAGACGAACGCCCTCACATGTCGTTGACGTTCTGTTCAGCCTGTTCAGCGAGGCGCAGGTTCCGTGCTGCACGCTTAGCACGCTTCTTCTCGGCCTTGGTCTGCCGTTCCGGGTTGGGTACCGTCCCGCGCCGCGGCGTGATGGGTCCGACGAGCGCGCGCAATGCGTGCTCGTCGCCTTCGATCGCTGCCGTCGCCAGCAGCATGGCGGCCAGTCCGACGCCGCGCATTACGACTGCGCTCCCGGCACGGGCGGCAGGAAGTTGCGCGTGTCCGGGTTGGAGCCGAACACCTCACGGATCACCTCGGCCGTGTAAGTCTTCTCCTGCGGCCAGGGCTTGTCGGGGGTCGGCTTGTAGCCCGTCGGGGTCTTCCAGATACGGGTGACCAGCGAGCAGTCCTTGCCGAGCTTCTGGAGCAGCGGCAGCGGGACCGGCTGGGCGCAGGTCAGCCAGCGGCTGGCCTCCTCGACGGTGTACAGCTTCGGGGTTTCGGTGGGTGCGTTCACAGGATCAGCTCCAGTTCGTTGCGTTGCATTGCCCAGTTGCGGCGATCAGTTTCCTTGCAGTAGCGCAGGCGATCGTCCCACTCCACGTTGATGCGATGGCTACCGGGAAAATCTTCCACGGGTACAAACGTCACCGTGCCCTCGGCGTTGGGCTTGGGCGACACGTAGAACGGCGTGTAGCCGCCGACGTAGCGCACGCGGTCGCCGACCTTGAAGGCGCTCACGGGATCAGCTCCAGCAGGTCAGCATCTACCGCGCAGACGTCATACTCGCCGACGCCGCGCAGGCGGGAGCGCGGTTCTACCACATCCCACCGTACATCGGGCAACGTGGCATCGTCGTCTATAATGGTGCCGATAGCGCCTTTAGGGACAATAGCCTCGCAACTGAGATATTCGAGGTGGCGTAGTAATCGTACCCGGTCACCGACCTTGAAGACGTTCATGCGTCACCCCGCGGCACATAGGGTATCAGCAACTCCACGAATTCCTTAGCGTTCTCTCGCAAGCAGGAAATCAGCGAATCTTCATCGATTTCACCGTACACGGTGATCGATCCGAGCAGCGCGCGGAACTTGGCATCTTCAGCCAGCTGCGCCGCTTTCTTCGCGTCCAGCAGCTCTCGCAGCTTGTCTTCCTGCGCTACGGTCCAACGATCCTCAGCCATATTGCACCTCGTTTGTGGGTTGTTCGGTAAGCGCGATCTTAGCATTTTCTTGCAGCATGTCAACAAAGGCCGGCGGGGCTTCGTAATAGCGCATACCCTTGGCATCGCAGCCCGCCTGCCAGCCGCGGGCCTTGAGCCAGCGGGCGACCTCCTGGGCCGAGAAGCGGCGCCCGGTGATCTGCACGTCCAGCGCGACGCGCAAGGCGGCGGACAGCACGCGCCAGTGGTTGCTGACGCGTGCGGCGGAGCGCTCGAGGATCGGCGGGAGGATGTCGTCCAGGTCCGACACCGGCAGGCCCACGCCGTTGCGCATGGCCTCCTCGTTGAAGGCGCGCACCGCGTCGGAAGCTTCGCGCACGAGGGCCAGGTAATGCTCGTAGTCGGTGCAGAACCGCGCCTTAGCCTCGGCGACGATCTGGGCGACGTCCACGGCCCAGTTCGGGCTGGGCGACTGCATGACCCAGACGGGCATCAGGCGGCGCTCGCCGGTCTCGTCGCGGTAAATCTCCGGCTTGTTGGCCGTGCCGACCAGCGCGAAGCGGCGCGGGTGCGACTGCTCTTTTCGGCCGTAGGGCGTGCGGAAGACGTCCTGCGTGTCGGTGATCCAGTGCTTGACCTCTTCCACGTCGCGCTTGCCGTGCCCAGCCATCTCGGCGAGCTCGGCCACCGGGGAGCGCGCGGCGGCCATGGACATGCGACGCACGTCGCCGAACGGGAGCTCGGTCGGTGCCGGGAAACCCAGCGTCGTCGCGAACTGCTTGACCCACAGGCTTTTGCCCGGGCCCTGCTTGCCGATCAGCACCGGCACGATAGGCGCTGGCGCGCCCGGGCGCAGCTGGCGCATGACCATGCCGGCGACGAACGCGCGTGCGGCGTAGGTCAGCGCCGTGCTGGGCAACGCGCCGAAAATGTCGGAGAACATCTCGTCCAGCCGATCCACGCCGTCCCACTGCGGCAGGGCCAGGATGGCATCCTTCCACGGGTCCACCGGATTGCTGGCAGCCAGGTGGTCGCGGGCGCGCTCCACGGTACCGTCGGAGACCTGCGAACAGCCCACGTGCGTCAGCGCGGCCAGCCACGCCGAGACGGAGGGGCCATCGGTAGGCAGCACCTCCTCGAGGCACACGTCCAGCGCCAGCTCGATATCGGCGGCACGCGCCAGGTGGTCCATGGCGAACATCACGTTGCGCAGCGAGTTACGTTTCTTGTCGCCGCGGTCGGGCCATTCCTCGAAGGTGCCGCGCAGGCGCTCGGCGGCCAGTTCGAGCGGCGTGGATGGCTCATGCGCATGCGCGTCGGCGAACTCGAAGAATTCCTGAAGCTTGTGCGACCAGATGCCGGGCTTGCCGCGCATCGTGACGATTTCGGCCTTGCCAAGGTGTCCGGGCTTCAGGTCCGGGCGGAAGGTGTCGAAGGGGTCGGCGCACGTGCGCCCGAGCGCGCTGGAAAGGTTGTCCAGCACCTGCTCGACGGTGATAACCGGCTCGACGCCCGCGACGCGCAGCGGCCAGGACAGTGGCAGGCGGCGGTCACCCAGCGCGCGCAGCGCCAGCACGCCCAGGCGGTCGCCATCCTCGCGCCCAGCGGCCAGCGCGTTGCCGCGGTGATAGTCCAGCGCGACACGCTTGGCCTCCACGCGCAGGCGATCCTTGGCCTGGCGCACGGCCGCGTCGAAGCGACGGCGGGCGATGTCGGTAACGGCAGGCAGTTCCTGCACGTCCAGCCAGCCCTCGGGTGTCTTGTACCTGGCGACCTTGGTCAGGACTTCCGGTGCGCGGTGCACCCACGCCTGATCGGCGGGCACGTCACGCACGACACCCTCGGCCAGCTTGGGATGGGCTTCGAACATCAGCCGCGAGGACTGGTAGACCGTTGCGTCCGACAACTGGCGCACCAAGAGGGCACCCGAACGGCTGATCACGATGCGGCCGCGTCCGGCCGCCCACTGGTCCAGCTGGATACGCTTGCCCAGATCGGGAATGTCGGACCCCCGAGTCACGGGCACGTAGACATGCACGCCGCGTAGGCCGCGGCCACCGACGAACGACGAGGACGAGGGGCGCGCGGCGCGCGCGACGTGGCGCAGCCACGGTGAGGTGGCCTCCAAGGCGTCCAGAACGTCCGCAACCGTGTTGTAGACACCCGTGTCGGTGTCCACGTCGATTGGGAAGAATGCAGGCCCATCGAGGTAGCGAAAGGCTTCATTGGTCCGAGCGACGGCCTGAGGATTGAAGTCGGCGCCCTTGCGCGTCGTCAGCGGCGTGTCGCCCACGAGCGGCACGCCCAGGGTGATAGCCTGGTGGTCCGTAAGGGAGTCCAGCAGTGTGCGCAGACCGTCCAAGTCGGGCACTTCGCGAATGCTCGCGTGGCCCTGGGTCATGTGGGCAATGGCGGAACTCGTAATGTTTCCGCTGTCGTTCAGTTCAAAAGTTTTGGTCATCTCGCAGGAAGCGGAGGTGACGACTGTCAAGCGTGGGCTTGCCATGGTGGGTCCTGTGGCATGTGGGTGGGTAGCTTAGCTCAGATTGCCGGGCGTCTGGTCAAGTCCGATGAAATAGTAGCCTGTAGGGCCGCGACGTTGTACGGGAAAGACTTTGGCGAGTTGTCGCCCTAGGTTGACCAGTTCGCCGTGCGTCGCGCGTCGCTGGCGAATAGCCTCGAACAGCGACTTGGCGGTAAACCAGCCGTGCACGTTGGCTCGCAATTTGTCCAGTTCGTGAGGTTGAAACACAGCAGCGCTGCAAGCGCCTTTGTTGGCGATCAGATAGTGACCACCGTGTGTGCGGTTGAACGCTGCGGCCGTCTCGATCGCCTGCGCGAGGATGTCGGTAGTTTCCATAGGAGTCCTTGGTTTGAGTGCGCGATTACAATACATGCAACCATCTTAGCGGTCAACCACGTAACCGTCTCGTCTATCGTGAACTTCCATCTCATCACCATCTTGACCAAATCTTTAGGAAAGACAGAGGAACAGAGGATATTTTCTACTTTCTTATATTTAATATATTTCTATAAATAGTAGTGTAGGGATAGATATTTATATATATACAGGTGTTTTCGCATATAGAGAAAAGTTTGAAGAATCGTCATCTGTCCTCTGTTCGTCTGTTCGTCTGTTACATTTGAAACTAATTCAAACACGCGTTTGAGACCAAAGTAGTAGCTTCTGACGCCCGGCACGGATACGATTGGCGCATGGACACCCTGCGCCTCGACAACGACTCTTGGGACCTCACGCTGGACGTCTGGGGCAACCTGGCGACGGCCGGTGACGCTACACCCGAGTCAGAGAGCACAGGACCGGGCATGCGTCTCGCGCAAGACGTCGCCTGTCGCGTGCGGTCGTGGAAGGGCGAGGTGTATTTCGACACGGCACAGGGCATTGACTATCCGCGCTACCTCGGCGGCCCGCCCAACCTGTCACTGCTTCAGGCGGCCTTCGCGCAGGAAGCGCTCAACGTGCCCGGCTGCTTGACCGCGTTGCCCGACTTCCACTTCATCGGCGGATCGGATCGAGCGGTCACAGGCACCATCACACTATCCGATACGGCCGGCAACGGCTCGCAGGTGACGCTATGAGCTTCACCGAGATTCCCGTGCAGGCGGTGCCGACGCAAGCGTTCTCCGCCACACTGGACAACGGAACGGCGCAGATCACTCTGACGACCACCGAAGTCGGCCTGCTAGCCGACGTGTTGTACGAGGGCGTCCCGGTCGCCAACGGTCGGCTGTGTCTGGATCGCACGAACATCAACCCGGCAACCTATCTAGGCCTACCGCGAGGGCTGTACTTCGTAGACCTGCGCGGCACGTCCGATCCGCAATGGGCCGACATGGGGCCTGGCAAGCGCTTCCGGCTGTACTACGGCGACCCCGGTACAGAAGGTGGTACGACCGTCGCGTGAGTGGTAGGCTAGCTGTCGCCGGACTTCCCGGCCTCATAAAGGCTACGACCATGAGCGATAACGACATCGAGCAGTCCATCCAGCACGCCGGCAAGACGGCTGCGCGCGTAACACCGCAACAGATCGAAGACACGATCGTAGGTGAGTATTTCGTCACAGGTGCACAGGCAACGTCGGGCTGTCCGCAGCTGCCTGCGCTGGCTTGCCTGACTATTTGCATTTTGGTGCTGAAGAACGGCTTTACCGTTACTGGCGAGTCGGCGTGCGTTAGCCCTGAGAACTTTGATGAAGCCATCGGCCAGCGCATCGCTCGCGAGAATGCGAAGCGCAAAATCTGGCTACTGGAAGGCTACCTGCTGCGGGAGCGCCTCTCGGGCGCTTGACAGCCTCGTGTTCCACGTGGAACACTTCGCCCTGAGGTATGTGGGTGCCTCGCGTGGGTAGGTATGGGACGAGGGCCAAGAAGTCACTCCTTGCTTCTTGGCCCTTTTCTTTGTCCAGCCTATTGACATGCCGATTACCTACAAGTATCGTTATCACACCTACAACAAGGAAACACACATGACCGACAAGACCAGCGCCGCGCCCGTAATGTCGTTGGACGAACTAGTGGCTATCGAGGGGTACGCCGATGAGTACGGCACAGTAACCGACGAAATGTTGACTAAGCTATTCGACGTCGCAAACGCCCACCTCAACGCCGCGCCCGTGATCCACATTGAGCGATCAACGCTTGAGTGGTGGCTACAGCTCGTTACGCTGAATCCAAATGATCTGATTCCTCGAATTCAGAGCAGGCTAGACGCCCCCACCCCCGATGTAGTAGGCGGGGATGTGGAACGCGCGCTCCAGTGGCTGCACGTCCTGGTCACCTCTTCCCATAACCACGACTGGAAGCGCAACCGCGAGGAATGGGCCGTAATTCGCAGAGCCCTCGCCGCATACAAGAACCTTGCTTCTGCTGCCCCGCGACAGGCTGTGCCGGGTGGGTGGGTGGAAACCATCCGCGCAGTCGTCGATGCTTTGGACAAAGCCACGGGCGACAGCGATCCGAACATGGATGACGACCTCACCGACGATGAGGTGCGCGAGGAATTTCCCGAGGTGTGGGCGATGCAGCAGCTATCCGCCATGCTCGCCGCCGCCCCGTCAGCCGGGCGGATGGGGGTGGATCAATGCTGAAGTCCCAGGCCTTCGAGCTTGGCGGTAAGGACGAGGGCGTCATCGTCGCCCTTACTGAATTGCCTGCACTGGTCGCGGACCGACACGCTAGGCTCACCCTTAAGGCCGTGGACGAAGACCCGGCCGGTGGCGTCGTCGCTCTAGCCCTTCATCACATGAAGGCCGTGCGCGACCTTGGCGAGGCCTCCCTGCGGCTGCTTCAGCCCTTCGTGCAAGGGGTGGACCTGTTCACCCTCAAGGACTGGCGATCAGTCGAGCGGCTCCAGCAGGCCGCGCTCTACCTGCACGTGGGCTTCCTGATTGGCCGGGAGGCGCTGGAGATTCCCGTTACCCTGACCGCACAGATGCTCACTTCTCCGGTGGCAGACATTCACGTCACCTGGTGCTCGCCCCACATCGCCGCGGTGCTACACTCTGGCAAGGCGTCCTACCGCGAGCTGGAGACCGTGTTGAGCACCGAGGACGTGTACAACCTGGTCGAACTGATCAACGTGGACGCGATCCGCGAGTGGAAACTTTCCCAACAAAAGGCACCCAACCCATGAGTAATGTTAACCCTGAAATTTTGCAGTCAAACATCGAAAAGGCACTCATCGATTCTGGGGTGGCGTCGGACGTCGTGGCCCGGCTGTCCGCGCACATGGCGACAGAACCTGTAATGGTTCTCCGTTATGCGATGCGTACGGAAAAACACTACGCAGACGGACGTGTGGTCGTGGAGGGGCTTCGAGAAACTACGCTACGCGCGGATTTGGTCCAAGCCATAAATAACGGCGATGCTGATCGTCGTACGCGCGAATATCGCCAGCTCGTTCAGGCAGTTAAAGATTTGGACCGCTTGGCATGACCGACATGACTATTACCGCCGTATCTGGCCGAGACGCAGGCAAGCGCTTCCGCTTCCCGGAACTGGACCCGCTGTTCCTCGCCGGGCTGGCCCTGCGCCTGGTCTCGGCGCTGAAAATCCCCAGTTTCGATGCGCTGCGCCAGTTGGCCGCGCCGGCCGATCTTGATGCACCAGCGGACGAGCCGGACGAAAGCAAGCTGGACGCCCTGCTGGCGATCCTGCGCGGCTGCGACCCAGTGGCCGTGCACACGCTGGTGACCGAAATCCTGGGCTACGTGCAGATCGCGCCCGATCCGAAGCACCCCGAGGCGTGGCGTCCTGTCATGGTCGGTCCGGACGGGGACATCAAGGAACTGAAGACGCTGGGGTCGGTCGTCATGACTTTCGCTAGCGCTCGCCTGTCGCTCGGGGGTTAATCATGGTCGCGTCGGTGGCAATTCTAAACGGCCTGGCGGTCATCGCCTCGCGTCTGCCCAACCTGAACCCACCGACGCCCATCTATGCCATCGTGGGGTCCGACGATGGCATTCCGCTGACGATCCCTTCGTCCTGGGGCGAGTTCAGCCCGTCGCGTGAGTCGCTGGTGTCGGACTACCCGGTAGAGGCAGGCGGCTTCGCCGGCTACAACAAGGTGCGTCGCCCGTCTACCGTCTTCGTGCAGATGATCAAGACCGGTTCGGACCTGGCCCGCTTTGCGTGGCTGTCGGCGATCCAGCAGCTAGAGGACACCCAGCCGACGAAGTTGTACACCCTGATTTCGCCCCAGGGGGTCTACATCGACTACACGCTGGTAGGCATCCGCAACACAACGCGGCCGGATCGCGGCTCGAACATGCTGTACCTTGAGCTGCAATTCCAGCAGGTGCCGCAGATCGAGTCGAGCGCAGGAATCTACACGAACGTCGCCGAAGCGCCAGCGTCGCCGGTGCAGCAGGTCGGACGGGTGTTCACAACGGTAGTCAGTAGGGCCCAGGCGACGGTTGCTAATGCTGCCAAGTACATCACCGGTTGATAGATAATGGCTAATGAGAACGTTGTCGATGAACTGGTAGTTAAGCTTCGTCTTGATGCGGAATCCTATGAGGACGCGCAGGCCGAAGTAGATGCGCGCGCGGCTGGCACCGAGAAAAAAGAGAAGAACAAGGAGGCCCAGCGCAAGACGCGCGAACGTGACCAGTCCTCGCGCATGAAAGGTCTCACATCGACAGCCAAAAGCTTAGGCGTAGCGCTCGCTGCGGTTGCCGGGTTCGTCGTCGCTGTAGGCGCGGCCGTGGTCGGCTCGTTGACGGGGCTGAACGCGTTCGAGGTGGGCCTGCGCCGTCAAGGCGTGGCTACCGGGCTGTCCAACCGCGAGATGCAGGCCTGGGGCTCGACAGCACGCCGACTGGGCGCAGACGCCGACGCAGGCGCCTCGGCGATCGCGGACTTGGCCCGCGAACAGAAGAACTTCAACCTGACGGGCGACGCACCGACCATGCAGGCGCTCGCGCGCATTGGTGTGAACGTCGGTCCGAACGTGCCGCTGCAAGACATGCTCGCCCAGGCACAGCAGACCTACCGTAACGCACCTACGGCACAGAAGCAGCAGATCGAATCGGTTCTATCGACATCTGGCGCCAGTGCGGACCTGATCGTCATGATCAAGTCCGAGACCGACGTGCGCGAGGCATTTAACAAGTCGCTCCAGCAGGCCACTGCGGAGAACACCAAGGCGCTGTCTGAGTTTAACGACGCGGTGGCGTCCGCCAAGGACAACGCGATCAGCATCGCAAACACAATGGCCGGCATCCTTGAGCCAGGGATAAAGAGCGCTGCGGCGTGGTTGAATACCTTTGCCGTTGATGCCCAACGCTTTGGGGAACGTGTCACTGCCGCAGGCGGCGGCATAGACGGCTTCATGAAGGTGCTCAACGAGGAATCGCCCACCGTCGCGAAGTCGCTTCGCGGGCTAGCCGATGTCATCGACGTCATTATCTTCGGATTCAAGAAGATAGGCGAAGTTATTGACGAGATACGGGGTAAGGGAGGCTGGGGGGATCGTTTCAACCAGCGGGTACAGACAGAAGTCAACAAGACGAGCCACAGTCCTTTTTGGGGACTCGTTGCCTCAGGCCAGAACATTGGCAAGTCGATCGTCAGCAAAGTGTCCGGCATTTGGGGCGAGACCGTAGACAACGCCCACGCCGATGGTATCGATGTCCTGAAGGCATCGCCGCCTAGTCCGGCTGCGGGCACGTCCACAGGCACGTCCACAGGCACGCCCGCGGGCGATATGCAACAGGCTGTCATGGGCCAGTTGATCAGCAAATATGGGCTCTCCGTGCCCGATGCCGCCGCCCTCACCGCCAACCTGCAAGCCGAGTCAGGGCTGCGTCCGAATGCCTACAACTCGGCCGGAGGCGGTCAGGGGGCGCGAGGCATCGCCCAATGGCGCGGCGAGCGCATCGATGCGTTCCGCAAGCGCTATGGTATGAACCCGGATGCTGCCACGCTCGACCAGCAGATCGAGTTCATGATGACCGACCCCTACGAACGCGCACTGCTCGCTCGCGCCTTTGCAAGTGCCGGTCCTGGCGCCTCGGCCGGCGAGCGCGGGGTGGCCGTGTCACGCACCTACGAGGCTCACGGCGTACTGGCGGAGGACAACCTGCGCGGCTACGCTGCGGCCAAGTTGGCAGCGCAGTACGATACGAATGCAGGCAGCACGCCGCCTGTACAGATATCTGGACCGGTAACGGTGATCGCTAACAACCCGCAGGAATTGGCGACGAATATTCAGCGGGTCAGCAACGTACAAAATCAGAACTCGGCGGTTCGGTAATGCCCTTTCAGCCCTATCAAATCCGACGCGCTCAGGTTGTCGTGACAATCCAGCGCCCTGACACAGCGGGCGACGTGCAGCCGCAAACTTACACGTTCGAGCAGCACCGTATGCGCATCCAGGTGCGCCAAGGCGGTAAGCAGTACGGCAACGCCAAAGTGCAGGTCTACGGTGTTCCGCTCGCGACCATGAACCAGATCGCACGCCTATGGCTTGAGGCGCTGACGCCGCAGAATACGGACACCGTTCAGATCAACGTATGGGACGGCCAGGGCTTTATTCCGTTCTTCGATGGGGTGATCACCTGGTCGGCGGTCAATGCCTCGCAGATGCCCCAGGTCTATCTGGACATCGAGGCCAACGCAGCAATGCAGGGCATGAACTCAACGGCTAGCCCCTACGCCAACCCGGGCCCCGTGGCACTGACATCGGCGCTGAATGCCATAGCTACGCCGGCGGGACTCACTGTCAACTTTGACACCAGCGCTCAGGATTACCAACTGGTCCAGCAGCGCGCGGTCGGAACCCCTGTACAGCAGATTACGCAGGTGATGAACCAGTTTCCCAATCTCACCTGGTTCATCAACCTTCAGCAGCTCGTGGTGCGTGATGCCTTGGCGCCTTTGAACTCGCCAGCTATCCGGGTTGCAAAGGATACCGGAATGATCGGATATCCGGTATATTCCACCAGCGGGTTAACTGTCAGTACGCTGTTCGACCCGAGGATTCGCCCGGGTCTGGCATTGGATGTAGAAACTGAATTCGATTTCGTCAACCGCACCGTATGGGTGGCTTCAGTCCTGGCTCATACCTTGGATGTAAATTTGCCGGGCGGCCAGTGGATGACGCAGGCCGCGGCAAATTCTTTTGGACCCAAAGGAAACGACAATGGCTGACGAAACCGATCCGACCGAACCCCAGATCATCAATTACGTGTGCTTCTTCAGCTACCCCGGCCGCCCGGGCCGCTACGGAGCAATCAATGCCTACAACTTGGACCAGGCTTGGGATATCGCTTGGGCTAGCTGCGCGGGCACGCAGTGGGTTCCGGTTCGTATCTTCCTGCAACCGGTGTGGACAGGTAACAGCGTAGGCCCTGAAGGCGAAGGTAGTGTCTCAGAGTTCTAAGTACGATGCGCCCTTCGAGGCGCAATTCGATCCGGACCGGGCGCAGGAGTTCATCATCCTGCGCCTTCTTCGGAACATCCACACGGCGACGCCTGTCAAGGTGCTCGCCGTGCATGAATTGACCAACCGCAGCGGCACAGTCGATGTCCAGCCCTTGATCTTGGATCAAGACACCAAGGGCCGTGTCATACCGCAATCTCCGGCGTACGGTTTGCCCTTTTTGCGCGTACAAGGGGGACGCTCGGCGGTCAAGTGCGACCCCGTGGTGGGCGACATTGGTATCGCAGTCTTTGCCGAACGTGATACGTCCAATGTCGTGCGCACCTTCAAGGAGGGCGCGGCCCCCACCGATCGAACCTACTCGAGCGCGGACGGTTGGTATCTGGGCGGCTTTCTCAATGCTGCTGCTACTCAATACCTGACGCTGGACGAGGATGGCATTGCCATCTTCACTCCGGATACGTTAGAAATTGAAGCAAAACAAGGGGCTACGGTCAAAGCCCCCCTGCTGACTGTGACCGCCGAAGTCGTGACAAGTGCGAATGTAAAGGTGGGGACGGGAGCGAGCGGGTCATTTACGACGCCTACGGGGCAGACTGTGACCGTACAAGATGGCATCATTACGAATATCTACTAAGGCAAACGCGCCATGATCCCTCAAGGCCAGGCACCCATTAATCTGTCGTACTTCGAAGGGCTACAACAGCGCATCGAAGGCTGCTCGTCTTGCGATCAGTTGACCGAAGTGGTGAACGATCTATACGCCTCGGTCGAGGCCAACATCACAGCGATCAATGCTCAGATCGCAGCGCTAGCGCCCTTGCTGTCGCTGCTTGAGGCGCCGGCCGTCAACCCGCAAGCGATCGTGACGTGGATCACTGGGTTCATTACGAACTTCCTGACGCCTTACCTCAAACCCTATACCATTTACCCGGTGCAGTTGACGCAGATCAGCGCACAAATGGCACAGTTGCCGCCACTTATCGAAGCTAAAATGGCGCAGTTCCCTAGCTGTAATGTCCCGATCCCGCCGCTTCCCGGATTGCCCACTTAGCAGGTAGACTGCGACTATGGAAACCAATGTCCCCGTCCCGACATTCACCTCTGCCGGCCTGGCAGTCCCTGACGCGCAGTCGGTACTGACTGGCGTACAGCAGGACTGGACGGGCAGTTTCGCTTTGGTAGGCAAGACGCTCAATACAGCGCTGACGACTCCTCAAGGCCAGTTACAGACTGCGCAAAGCTTTATGCTGTCCGAAGCCTACGCACTGATGGCGCAGTTAGTTGCCAACGTTGACCCTATGACGTCTCAAGGGGCGTTTCAAGACGCCTTGGGCCGCATTTACTTCCTCACACGACAGCCTGCGACGTTCAGCACCGTTGTCGCCGTCGTGACAGGTACCGTGGGGCAGCTTCTCCCCGCTGGCGCCCAGGCGCGCTCTACGGCGGACGGTTCTCTGTGGGCGTCGCAGAACGATGTCACCTTTGGCCCTTCCGGTAGCGCCACAGTGACGTTCCAAGCGCTAGTTGCTGGTGCAGCGCCCACTGCGGCCGTCAATTCGCTACGCATCTACCAACAGTTGCCGGGCTGGGAAGGCATCACGAACGCAGTCGCGTCGTCGCCGGGGGTGGACGTCGAAGGTCGTCAAGCCTTCGAACAGCGTCGTGCGGAGTCTGTCTCCATTGGCGGCAACGGAACGGCCAGCGCCGTGCGTGCCGCCGTGGCAAACGTTTCGGGCGTGTCAGACGTCTACGTCTACAACAACGGTTCCGACAGCGCCATCACCTACGGTGCCACTAACTACCCCATACCCGCGCACTCCATCGCGGTGTGTGTGACGGGGGGATCAGACGCCGACGTCGCAACGGCGATCAACGCCAAGTTGGACTGTGGTTGCGGGCTACCGACTGCCGCAGGCCAAGGTTCCTTGGTCAGTTACACCGTGCAGGATACGGTCAACTACTCGGCGCCGTATCCATCTTACGTTGTGCGGTTTGTGCGCGCAGCTGCAAAACAGGTGTATTTCACCATTCAGGTAGCCAATGTTTCTACGCTGCCCGCAAATTTTCAATCCCTGGTGCAGACCGCAGTGGCAAACGCATTCGCCACGGGGTACACGTCGCAAGACGGTACGATTGTACTGCCGCGGGCGCGGCTTGGTGCCGAAATCATCGCGGCCGGCTACGCGGCGCCCATTTTGGCTTTGGGTAATGTCACGCCCGTCAATCTGTACATAAGCTACACAGCGTCGCCTACCAGTGGTGCCTCCGTCACACTGGGCATCGACCAGCAGCCCGTGTGCGTCGTCGCTAACATCAATGTGGTGGCTGTTAGCGTATGAGCGCGTATCTGTCGAAAACGATACAAAAACAGTACAGCAACAGCCCGGTCCTGTTGGCCCTTTTGGACGATTTCTCCCAGTGGGTGGACATGTCCAAGTTTACTGCCGACTTCCTTCGCACCGTTTGGGACATATCGACCGCGGAGGGCTTCGGCTTAGACATTTGGGGGCGAATCCTAGGGCGTTCGCGCTACATTGTTGCAGCACAGGTTCCAGGCAATAACTTTGGTTTCAATATTAACGGTGCGGCAGGCACACCGTGGAAAGCGTTCGGACAGGCGCCCTTCTTCAACGGTGCTCCGTCAGGTGCCGTCAGCTACCTGCTGTCAGATGAAGACTACCGACAGCTTTTACTGGTTAAAGCCGCCGCGAACATTGCCAGTTGTGATTGTCCATCACTGAATTATCTGTTGCGGGCGATGTTCGGCAATCGCGGCAAGTGCTACGTGGGCTATGATCCGGCCACGCCGATGCACATAGGTTATCACTTTGAATTTACGCCTACTGCTATTGAGCAGGCTATTATTGAATCGAACTTATTTCCCGTGCCTGCGGGCATGACGGTGGTATATATTTACTTGACGCTTGCCTATGCGCCTTTCGGCTTTGCTGGCGCTAACACGGGTGCCAACCCTCGTGCTGTAACAGGTTTCAATCAAAACCCGTTTTATCAACCCTGACGGCCCAGCATATGCAATCTATCAACATTCCCGCCAAGTTCCTTGTTCCTTTCGCGAACAACGACAATGCGCGCGTCGAACTGCCAGTGACCACCGCAACTGCCGGCCGCGCGTCGCAGTCGCTAGGTTTTCCACCAATAACCGGGCAGCCTCCAGAAGCAGGCGGCCAGCCGCCGCAGCTCGAAGATTTCAACGGCGCAATGAATCAGATAGCGCGTGTGAGTTGGTGGGCGCAGCTTGGCGGCAAGTTCAATTATGATGTTACCTTTGCGACCAGTGCGGCTATCGGAGGGTACCCGGCGGGTGCCGAGCTAAACGCTGCCGACAATCAAGGTGCATGGTTGAACCTGGCCGAAAATAACACAGCCAACCCTGATACAGACGGTAGCAACTGGGCGCCCACCCGCGCTTATGGTGTTCTGAATCTTGCTCAGATGACTGGCGGGGTTATAACGCTTTCGCCGGCTCAGGCGATGAAGCGCCGGATTCTACTGACAGGCGTGCTGTCCAGCGATCTGACGTTGATAGTTCCTTCTTGGCTCTATTCTTGGGACGTCACCAACAGCACGAGCGGCAGCTTCAATGTCGTGATGAAAACATCGGCGGGAGCTGGTGCGGTAATTCCCCAGAATGGCGCGCCTACTCCACTGGTGGGGGACGGTACGAACATCACCCAGCCTGCGGCTAATGTACCTGCGGCTACGAGCCCCACTCAAGCCATGCAGTTCGGTCAAGCAACTGGGCGGCTGTTAGGCGTACGGGTATTCAATGTGGTAGGAAGTTCTACTTACATCGCAAGTCCCGGCACTCGGTTTGTCATCGTCGATTTGCAGTGTGCCGGCGCAGCCGGTGCAGGCACCGTGGCGGCACTCTCCGGAAACGCGGCAGTTGGTGGCGGTGGCGGTGGCGGTGGTCGGGCTGTCGTCTTGTTATCCAGCAGCTTCACGAATACAAGTGTCACTGTCGGCGCAGGCGGTGTTACGGGCGGCGCGGGTAATCCGGGCGGCGCGGGCGCGGTCACTTCTTTTGGTGCGCTTATTGTGGGCCCTGGTGCACCTTCTGTTCCGCAAGGACAAGGGACTCCCGGCCCGAGCTACCAAGCGCCGGGTATCGGAGGGGCGGCTCCGACTATCGCTACGGGCCCAAATGTGCAAGCACTTGCTATTTCCAGTGGTCAACAGGGTGCAGCAGGAATCATACTGTCTACTAACGTAGTTATTGCCGGTAGTGGCGGAAACGCCCCATATGGCGCCGGCGCAGTAGCACCGGGCAGCTCAGCTGTCGGCCAGACCGGCACGGGTCTGCCAGGCGCTGGCCGTGGCGCGGGTGGCGCGGGTGGCTTCAGTACCGCGGGCGGCAATCCGGGCGGTGGCGGTTCCGGCGCCGCGGGTTTAGTTCTCGTTTACGAGTACAGCTAATCGTGGCTTGGGACCGGGAGTCGCTTATAGCTAGCGCGGCGCAAGCCGCGCTAGCCGCGTTTGGCGGCCTGATTGGCGGCCTTCAGCGAAAGGAGTACGCCACCCTCGGCCAGTCGGTCATCGGGGCCCTCGGCGCGGGCTTCGTAGGCATCCTCGTCGCCAAGTTTTGCCACGGCTCAGGTATGAGCGATGACACTACCTTTGTCTGCGTAGCCGTTGCGGGCTGGATGGGGGCCTCCCGCACGATCGACATCCTGCAACGTGCTTTCGCGAGGACGCCGCTAGGCGCGAAGCTCGGGGTTGAACCCGAGGCGCCCTCCGAAGACCCGAAGGAACCCCCGAAGCCATGAATTACACAGACCAGCTCGCACGTCGTACCGTCATTCTGTTGATGTTGCTGACGCTCGCCAACCTATGGGCGTCCTACAAGACGGCAGAAAATGTCCACGCTATGCGGGACATGATGGAGAAGCAAGTCGCCGCCACGGCGGCTACCGCGCAGCAAGCAAAGGTGGCTTCATCGACCATTAATGAGGCAGCACAATCCTTGTGCGCCTCATCCCACGTCGATTGCAAAGCGACTAGCGAGCCGCCGCGAAAGCCGCAGTGAGCTTCGTGTCGTAACCCTGCTGGGCCGGACCGTTGTATAGCTTGGCTACCGTCAACCAGTCGTGAGCGTTGATCGCGGCCTTGAGTCCGGCCTTGGTCACGATGAACGCAGCCATCTGCTCAAGCTGCTTGCTTTCACAGCGGCCTGCGCGAAGCATCATCAACTGCGGGCTTTGCTCACCGATGGTTTGCCAGTTGTCGCCCATGACCTGCCCCAAGCCCCACGACACCGAGCGGATCGCCAGGTCAAGATCGACCGCGGCGACGATCTCGAACCGATCCCACTGGTTCGCACCCGGCGCGCCATACCCGCCCGCCGTGGGGTAGCACACCGTCGCCGGCAGCGCAGCGCGCTGCTTAGGCGTAGCAAGCCGGTAGACGTAGTGGCGCTCAAGCAGGATCTTCGGGCGGCCATCATCCAGAAAGCCGCTACCCGAGGTTTCTACCTCGATGATCGCCTGGAAGGCGAGCGGATCAAGACCGAACTCCTTCGCCACGACTTTGACCGCATCCGGCGTGCGCCACGTCATCGCCCGATTGGTGATCGGGCCGTAAATGCCGTCCGCTTTCAGGCCGTGAGCCTGCTGCCACGCGGTGATGGCCTGCGCAAGCGAAGGCGTCTCCTTGCCCGTTGCGGGCAACCCTAGGCGATTCTGAAGGAAGGCCAGAGACCGCGGGTTCACGCCTGCGCCTCGGGCTTCTGGAAGGCCTCCTGCGCGGCGTCCACAACCGCCTCCACGCCATGCTCGACTGCCTGGGCGTTGTTAGCCGGGCCACCGGCCAGAACGTCATCCACGGCCAGCACAGCCTGCTCGGCAGCCGGCTGGAACTTCGCTGGAAGGTGAGCACGGGCGAAGGCGATCAGCAGCGCAGCCATGCCGGTTTGGTAGGCGGCCAGGGCGTGGTCTGCGTAGTTCGGGACGCCGCCGTTATTGCCTTGTGCCTGAGCCGCGGCGATGGCCGCCTGTTCACTTGCGCCGCGGTTTACTTCGGCACCGGCTGCGGCGAGCTTGGTGGTCAAGACGTTGAGTTCCACCTCGGCGCCAGCGTGAAGATCGGCAAGGGCGTCGGGCTTGATGTCGTTCGTGTCGGTCATGGCTTCTTCTCGGTAGGAGGGCCGCACAACGCGTCCCATTTGTCGATGTAGGCGCTAATGGCCTCGCGGGTTGCCAGTGTATCCTGCCGGCTCGCCTGCAAGCGAGGGAGGGCCGTGCAGCCCGTCACGATGACCTGCGGCACACGAGACGGCTTCGGCGGCGATGTGCAAGCTACAAGGGCAATCGCCGTGACGGCCAGCCACAGCGGGGATGATATCCATACCCACGCACCGCCCGCGCGATAGTTCACAAGTCCGGGAAAGTCAGTCACGGAGGCCACCCTTTCGCGCAAGTTCGGCATTGATAGCATCGTCCCCCTGAGCGGCGATAGACGCCGCACGGGCGTCGGCCTGGACGGCGACGGCGCGTGCGGAGGCCTCGGCCTGCTGAACGGCCGCAGCGGACTCCGCAGCGACGTCCTGACGCGTCTGGGTAGCGGTGTCGGCCTTGGCTTGTGCAACTGCCTTAGCGCCCTGCTGCTTGGTCCACCAGCGCGTGACGAAGGCGGCCAGGATGCCGCCGATGGCGATCAGGTAGGGCCAGACGGCGGTCAGGATTGCGGTCATGCGAGCGCCCTCTTGTCTCGTTCGGCCATAAAACGATCGAGTAACCCGTGGGCACGATCCATATCCGTGATGAATTTGATGGCGGCCAGTGCCGAGGCGTAGGCGATTTCGCGATCAAAGCGAGACGTGTCGGCCAAACCGCTGCCGCTTGTTTGGGCTTCCGTCAGGACCTCGCCAGAGGTGCGATCGACTTCCTGGAGCGTGAGTTGCACTCGGAACTCACGATCAGCCCGTTCAGTAATATCGTTCATGTGGATATCTCGGTGATAGTGACAACGGCTAGGCCGTTGGGGTGATCGGGCAGGTGCCCGCGGCGGTAGACGTGGAGCTCATCGATTTGCGCGTCGTCCCGCCAAATGCGCTGCTTGGTCAAGGCGTCGCAGGTGATTTTCTCGCGGTTTGCCGCATCATACCCCCGCACGTCCAGCTTGTGGGGCGGGTGCAGGTCCATGGTGAAGCTGACCCATCCAGTGATCGGATCGACCGGTAGGCCGACCAGTACATTGTTCACGCGCTTGTGGAACGATCTCGCCTCGGCTGATAACAGTATGCGGGAGTTGACTGCGCGCCAGATGCGATTAAGCGATGGCGGCCAAGGCAGCGCGAGTTTAAGCGTTCGCAGAGTCATAACTCTTGCTCCCGGTCTTCCATCTCGGTAATCGCGACCGACAGCTTGTCACGCAGTGCCTTGGCCGAGGCCAGTTCCATACGCTGGTGACGACCGCCGACGAACACCCACACGTGGCCGTCGATGACGGCCACCTCGGGTCGCTTGGTGCACAAGCCTGTCATGCCAGGAACCCAAGCCAGTGTTCGCGGTAATCGCTCAGATATCTACCGCCGCGCAACGCGAACCGGTGCAGGCGATAGGTCAGCGTCGTAGTCGTTTGCACCGGCGAATCGGCGTCCCAATAGCGCAACGGGCCAGCGTCTCGCAATTGGCCTACTTGGACGAGGAAGCCGTCCTGACGCTCGATGGTGAGTACTTTGCGCTGGAGCGCCAGCGGCCCGTCCATGAAGGTGACGGTGGTTGCGATGGGCTCGCTCATGGGCCGCGGTCCTCCAGGAACAATCCGATCAGCGCCCGGACCAGCAGCACGGGGACGGCCAGCACGAGCAGCAGCGCGATGCCAAGGGTTTTCATAGGTGTGGTCCTGTGGATAGAGAAAGGGCGCCCGAAGGCGCCCTTGTGGATCAGCCGAACGGGTTATCCGCGCCAGCGCCGGACTGCTGGAAGGGGTTGTCGGTCTTTGGCGCACCCACCGTACCATCCGCCACGATGGCCGTGGTGGCCGTACCCGCAACAACCGTGTTGCCGAACGGGTTGTCCTGGCCGCTGCTGGCCTTGCCCGTCTGGTCCGGGGCAGACGCATCGGCGTACTGCGCGAAGGCGTTGGTCACGACCGCCTCGGTGCCGATGTTCATGCGCTCACCGTCGCCGGCGTCCATGACGCCCGTCAGGTTGAACGACACGCCGTTCTTCTTGTCGTAGGTCCACGCGAAGGCGGACAGGATGACGCGCACGCGGCGCCCCGGGTAGAACGCGGCCTTGATCGCAGCCTTGTGCGTTTCCTGGTCCAGGCGGTCGCCGTTGCGGGCGATGACGGCCGGAGCGAACTGCGTGCTGGCGCGCACGACGAGCCAGTCATCCGGGATACCCGGGATCGGCGATTCGGTCCTGGCGTTGGGCTTGACACCCATCTGAAGGCCGGTGGTGTTGCCACCCGGCGCGACGGACTTCACGAGTTCGAGAAGGTCGCTGCCGGCTTCCGGCGGAAATGCCACCTTGGCGTAGAACTGGAGCGGGTTGCCGGGTTTCTTCTTGTTCGGCGTGGCCTCGGCGAGCGAGGAGTGGGTCAGAATCGCGAGATGGTCTTGCAGTGCCATAGTGTTTGCCTTTTGGTTGATAGATCAGTTAGTTAAGTTGGATCGATCCGAAAACTGAGCATCTAGTCATTAGGGCGGTGATGATCCGCGTATCGCTTCGGCAGCGTCGTCCAGCAGACGTCTTCCCTCGTAGAGCTATCCGTGCACCGCAGTGCAATCGATCCGTCGTTATCTTGTCGGAATTGAATCGTCGCGTCAAGACTTATTCGCGTACTTTTCGAAGATCAGCGCAACGTCGCCCGGGTTGGACTTCGTGACGGCAGTGATCGTCTGCGACGACGCCGAGCGCTTGACCAGTGAGTCCCGCACCTCGGCAGGAATGGCATGTAAGGCGTCGGAAAGCGCGCAGGCGCGCAGCAGATCGGTGCGGCCAAGGGCTAGAAGGGTCAGGCCTGCATCCTTGTCGTTGATCCACATCTGGCGCCCCTGGGACGTCTTCAGGGTCAGTCCGGCATGGCCGGTCTTGACCAAGGCGGCTACGCGTTCCTCAATGTCCTCCTGGAAGTTCTTGAAGGCCGTGCGCATCGACCACAGGGTGACTACCTCGTCGTCGGTCATGTCGTGCAGGCTCGTCGGCTCGGCGTAGGCCTTCAGCGCGGCGGCGGCGAACTGGTTGACCACGCCGCAGCGCGCCTTGGCTCGGCAGTAGCGACAATGGTCGCCCGGCACAGGTGTCGTGTGGTTCGGGTCGCTGGCTGTGGCCCGATCGACATGATCCGCTTCAATGGCGAGCCGGCCGCGCGCGTCCTCTAGCCAGGTCCCAGGCAGTTCCAGCACTACACCCGGCGTGCCGATGTGGCAGCGGGGCTGGTACACGGCGAGCAACACGCGCTCGGGCGTGAGGCCCGTCTGCTCGATAGCAGCGATGGCGTAGGCCTCAAGCTGCTTGTTCGGCGACTCGACAGTCCCGACGTCCACGCTGGCGAACCCGTACTTGTAGTCCACCACAATCAGCGTCTTGGTGCTGGCGATCCAGATCAGGCAATCAGCCGTACCGAACAGTTGATCGTGAATGGACGGCGCGGCCACCTTGTGCTCGACCGTGACAAAAGCATCGGCCGCCGACCCGATCAGCCCGATGATGAAGTCCCGGTAGCCCATGCCATGCCGGCGCAGGTCGGCGTCCCATTCTTCGAGCGTCTGCCCTTTGGGATCGAAGCCCTCCGGGAAGGCTTTGCGCGGCGGCACGTCTCCACGCTGGTGCCCCGGGAGCCGAAAGTGCTGCTTGACGTAGAACTCGGCGACCTCGTGGGCCTCCGTCCCTTCCGCTGCCGCAGGTGACGGCTTGTCGGGCATTCCTGCACTAAGGGGTACAGAAACGGGGCATATCGCCCAACGTGCGCGTGACGAAAACGAGAGCTGGGAGTGGGTCGGTGCGGGATGGGTCATAGGGATGGCCTGTTTATGGTTATAGAGATCGCCGTATGCGTAGTGTACTCGTTCCTTATCGTCTCGTCAATCATGAATCGCCATCTTAGCACCTTCTTGACCAAATCTTTAGGAAAGACAGAGGAACAGAGGATATTTTCTACTTTCTTATATTTAATATATTTCTATAAATAGTAGTGTAGGGATAGATATTTATATATACAGGTGTTTTCGCATATAGAGAAAAGTTTGAAGAATCGTCATCTGTCCTCTGTTCGTCTGTTCGTCTGTTACATTTGAAACTAATTCAAACACGCGTTTGAGACCAAAGTAGTGA